CTTACTATTTAATTCATTAATCGCTCCCAGAATCGTTTTGTCGTTTGTCTGAAGCTTCTCGAATACTTTGTCGGCAATTTTTCCAAGTACCCAGTCTGAAAGAGTAGACAGTGAAAGGCGTTTATTTGCCTTCCCTGCCGTATCAAGTGTCATAATCTCATCATTATCAGCTACTGTAGTTTTTATAGTATAATCTGTCCACTTTGGCATAATTGTTTCCTCCTTATACTAAATATTTGTCCCGGATATATTTCTTGACTGCATCAAGATGAGCCTGTACATCGTCATTCATCACAAGGAAATTGCCTTTGTTGTTCTGGCTGACAACTTCTCCTGTTTCCTCGTTTACCTCGGAATAGGTGTAAGCGATACGGCTTCCCTCTCCTGTGCTAAGATTCATAAAACTTGTAAGAATTTTTTTCATTATATTTTCCCCATTTCGTCAATAATGTTTTCCCTGTCATTAAAAAGTTCCTTTTCATAATCTGGTTCTGATACTTCAAGGCTTTCGCCGTAGTCTGGTTCTGGCATGTCTGTGTCTATCGCCCTGTCATAAGCTGTCTCACTCGCATCGGCAAACCGCATATGCTCATAGTCAACTTGCCGTGCTTTGATTTCGAATGTAAATTTAAGTCCCGGAGTGCCTTTAACAATAAAATACGTCTGTTCCTTTTTATCTATCCAACAATCGCCATCTCCTTCCTTTTGCAAGAAAACATAGTATTCAATCCCTACATTGGTAGATTCTTGAAAAATGTCGTCTATGTCTATCAGGCATGTGCCATCTTCCGATATGGATGCTTCTCCAATATCTCCGAATATAGGGGATGCCATTTCGTAGCAATAAAATGCCTGTGTGCCATAGTTTTTTGTTGGAAGAATCCTCTTCTTTGTTCCACGCACACTTAAATCCGCAAGGTCAGTGCCTGTGCCAAGGCTGTAAAAGTGTCCACTGGCTTCTACATGTGTACCTGCTTTAACTTTTTTTGATGTCGAAACACTGTCTGCCGAAACGCTGGTGCCAACCGAGACTGAGCTTGCGTGTACAGTTCCCGTATAAAGATTGATTCCTCTAATTCGTGTTCCATACAATGTGCCGTACCCTGGCACATATACTCCTGTATTCGTCTCTGAATAGATTTCCCCAGCTGAAGCGTCTAGCGTTACTTCTCCATACGTGCCACTTGCTGAAAGCTTTCTATATCCAACTTCCCATCCTGCCAAATACCCTGTGTCAATATACGAGGCATTCAGATACACCTTATTATTATAAAGATATAACCCCTGTGTTTCCCCATTGTTGGTTAATTTATTAAAAATATCCAACTGTGTCATGTCACTGGCATCTTTCCCGTCCTGTCCGTCTTTACCTTTTTCTCCATATACTCCAATCACGTGAGGAAGTGTTGTTGTCTTAGACCCGTTTGTAAAGAAAGTCTCCTCATAATTCCACAGGTACCTATTGTCCTGTGTTGGGATCTGTACAGTTTCTGTCCATCCAGAACTACTTGTTGATACGCCAGATGAACTGGACGTAGCGAGATAATGTTGTACAATCTTCGAGATTCCATTTCCGGTATCACCTTGCTTTTGCTTTACAACTACAAATTCTTTCTTTGCGGTCATCCCATTGTAAGTTGCAGTTGCTGTGATTGTGCCACTGTCCACGGACAGTCCAGAGACCGTGTACGTTGCCCCTGACGCAGAACCACTTATTCCGTTTTCCGCAGAGAATGAAATATTTGACTGTGCGGTCACGTTCTCAGCACCATACAGTACAGTTACCGTAGTTTTGCATGTCGGAAATGTAGTATATTTGCCAGATGAATCTGTTGGAATTCCTTGGAATTCATTTGATAGCAGTACGCTCAATGTGGCGTATTTTGTCGCGATTTCAGTCGCGGTATTAGACGCTGTATCTTTTGCTATTTCGGATACAGCTTTTCCTTTTAACGAAAACTCTGTCGCGGCAATGTGTACCTTTCCATTGTCATCAATATGGAGCGTGATTTGGTTATCGCTGTCAATAACCTTAATACCTTTAGCGTTTATAAATTTTCCTGCAAGGACACCAGCAAGGATATAATTTGCATTAATATACAGCTTCTTGTCCTTGATATATATGCCTTGCTCTTCACCGCCATTAGTAAGCTTATTAAATACTTCATCCTGTCCAAGACTTGCGTCATACTCTTTGACTGCATTATCAATATCGGTTTTGTCCACATATTTAAAATCAATCCAGTCAGTATCGGTAAATGCACCATCCGACCGGCTTCTAACCGCTGTTTTGATAGAAGCTTTGCCATCTGCTTTTGATGTGACCCAGAAATCTCCCTCATTATATGGTGGTTTAGGTTGTTCAAAATAAACTGCCGCTTTCCCATCAATCTTATCAAACAGATAGTCCGGGGCTTTCTGTTCAACCCATTCATTTCCGTCCCACCGCCAGCGCGTGTTAGCGTTATTGGCGGTATTCTGCCAAAGGTCTCCTTTGTGGATATATTTGCCTTTTTCCCAAACAATTAAAATCTCATTTCCACCTACGTCCAGAATGGAATTGCCATCAACATCTGTCCACGGAATCTCTTCTGTTTCTGTCCATTCAAGCGCCGGGTCTGTATCCTGGCTCCAGGTCTGAATTTTGCCGTCAAGCTGCTCTTGGAGACTTTCAATCGTATCGGCAAAAACGCCCTTGATAAAGGCTGTAACTGCTGAATCATCTGTATACTTAGATGCTCTCACCCAGTCATCGGCGTCATAGCTTGCGCCCTCTGCCTTTGCCTTTTGACACTTAAGAATATCCCCTGTCTTTCCCTGAACCCATAAATCGTCAATATCGTAAGGTGGAACCGGCTCTGCTCCGAAAATTCTCTTCTTTGCATTTGCCGTGTTTTGTGCCTGTGCCGCATCAGCCAGAGCTTTGACCACCGCAGTGTCTTTTACATAATCCCACTTGTATTCGCCATTAATCTTTGCATATCTGTAAGCCTGTCCACCATATTCTTCGTTGTTTACAATATAAAACAGGTCACCTAAGTGTTTCTCTTTGGTTGTATCATCTGCCCAAGTGGATGCCGGTTCATTATTACTATCAGGAACATAGTCTCCAAAGAATGCTTCTATCTGTCCGTCAATCTGCTCCTGAAGAACCTTAATCTGCGGAGAATACACTTCTGTAATAAATTTCTCAACCTCGGCATTTGCGACATTTTCAGGCGTTTTTCCTTTGATCGTGAGTTCTGTAGCATTAAGATTGACAGCCCCTGTCTCTGCATCAATGCGGAACGTAATGTTTCCGTCATTGTCTTTTGCCGTGAATCCCCTAGTGTTAATCCAGTCAGACTGAATGCCGATAACATACAGAATGTTCAGCACTGCATCACCGTTGCTGTCAAATCCGGCTTTCCAAGTCCGGCCTCCGTCTACTGACAAGAAGAATCCATCAACGCCCGTCTTGTAGATTACTTTAGAATCAGTAAGCGTAGGCTTGTCGTGACGATATGATACCGTCGAGCCGTCTGCCTGAATTTCTTCCGTATAGTAGAATCCAAGGGTGTTGGCCGCCAGTTCGTTCATTTGCTTTAATTTTGCGTCATAGGCAGTAATCTTTTTCTCAGAATCTTTCTTTATGTTGTCGACCTCGACCTGCATGCTGTCTGGATAGTCAGCATTGATGTCTTCCATGCTCTTTGCATTACAAGAGAAGCTTGTACTGCCAGAGAATGCGAAGTCTACATCTGTCAGATATGAATAGTAAATATTGCCTTTAATGTCGGAAAATGTAATTCTATCTCCAAATGTGGCGTATCCTATTGCTATGCTGTCACAAGAGAATGGTCTTAATCTCATACCAACAAGTTCTTTTCCGATCAGGTCAACACCCGTCTGTTCATTGTCACTCAGAAGCTTGTTGTCAATCGTGATGACATATCCGTCTGTACCGTACTTGTATTCCGTCTCATTATCTGTATACTTGACCCCAGTAACAACTACATCGTCAACATCATAGGTAAGGTTATTGATAAAATTTGGCTTAAATCCTTTTCGCTCGAGAATTGTCTCAATCTCGTTACTATCAATGTCAAGAATAGTGTTTCCGTTAATGTCGCACCATGGAACTGTTTCTAAGGTAATAGTGTCTGTACCATCGTCAAAAGTGATGATTCGCAAATTATCATTCTCGTCAATGCGAGCGTTACCACCTGCCAAAGCTGCAACCATACCGATTACTGCTCTGAAAGTGGTGTTCTCCGGTTTCTTTTGTACCTGATAGTCTGCATTTTTAAATACTGCATCACCCAGCACAATCCCGGTCTGCTGACAGGCATCTTCTAAAACCTCTCTGACAGAGCATGGGAAAACAAGGTTTGTATTGTAGCCTGTCTCTGCCTTACTCATATAGTCCAGCAAAGTGAGATTAATCTCATCGGACGTGGCAGGTTTTTTTGATACAATGAATGTGCCGCGGCGAATGGTTTCCAATCTATCAGACAGTTGCAAATTTAAAAATAGGGTGAACTGTGCCCCGACAAAGTTGTAGTCAGAGAACCTATCATCATCATTGACCAGCGCCAATGTTGCTGTTTTTTCAATGGCTACACCTATAGGGAAGTCCCCGGAATCAGAAGAATCTACAATGCCGTTTCCGTCAAGGTAGAAATCTTCTTTTTCCAGGTTTAAAATTGTCCCATCACGCAGCACAGCATTCGCCGTAACATAATAGTTACTATTTAAGAGAGATTCTGTTTTTAACTGATTTGTAACATTAATCATACCGGTCGAATGCTCCTTACATTAATAGTTAATCCTGTCCATCGTTCCTCATTATCCTTGAGTGTTTGTGCTGCCATGTTGAAATTAGATGCATAGAACGTCTTGTCAATCCATTCGCCGGGGGTTCGAGGATCTTTGTGATGAAATGTGAACTGACTTTTGTTAATCATAGAGTTAAGAATCGTTGCAATCTCTCCCCATTTAAGTTCGCCCCATTCCATGTCATATCCGGCAATGGTTCCCATTGGTGTGTTGTGCATAACTAAATCCTGACTCCTTTTGGAACTTTCCGTTGATGTAGTTGCGAACACTGGCTTGTATGTGTCAGGGGCCTTTATAATGACCCCATCAATCTTAAACTGTTCCTGTGCCATTTACACACCTCCTAACAAGAATGGATTCTGACCGCCGTTTCTGCGTCTCCTCAGCTCCGCTTCGTCAATGATTATGTCTAACAGCTTTCTGCCAGATGCATTTACTGTTACGTTATAAGTATTTCCACTATTATTGCCTTTTCCAGATTCTTCCCGGACGATCTGTCGCAGTAAGCTTTCCGGCGCTTCCAGGTTATTGCCTTTTTTCTGATCACCTAGTACTGCGAGGAATTCTGACCTTGGTGGAATAACTGCACCACTGGCCAGATACGGAATAGTTCCGACACGTGGAAATGTTGCATGAAATCCAATAGTCTTTGAACCAAACGGTGTTGGAACAGTCCATGGCCCAAAGGAAAATGCAGATTCAATTCCACCAATTGCATTATTAATCATCCCAACTGCATTATTAACAATACTGATTGCCTGATTAATCGGGGCTTTAATAAAATTCACAATGCCTTCAAATGCAGATCTGACTGCATCTCTGGCGGCATTAAACTTATTAGTGATAGCGGTTTTTATCGCTTCGACCTTAGTAGATATAAAAGTAGTAACACTTTCCCATGTTCGAGATGTCTTGTCTTTTATTTTATCCCAAACGCCAGTAACTTTGGTTTTAATTGCATTAAATACTGTGCTGGCTGTAGATTTAAGAGAGTTCCAAAGGCCAGAAAGTGTCTTTTTGATTGCGTTCCAAGTAGTAGATGTTGATGTTTTAATAATATTCCAAACATTAGCTATCTTTTCTTTCAAATTGCTTAATGTACGTGTTGCTGATTCTGACAATTCACGAGTCTTTTCAACAACCCAGTCTTTTAATTTTGTTGCTGCCGCGCATATTTCATCCCAGTTTTTGTACAGCAAAACTCCGATTGCTATAGCAGCACCGACTGCGATCGCGAAAATCCCGCCAGTACCGATTGCTGTCGCAATGGCCTTGATTCCACCCATGATCCCGCCAGTGCCAGTCATTAACGCGATAAGTCCTTTTACAGCTGTAGCTATTCCAGATGCACTTTTAATAACTCCCGATGCTAATTCTGCAATCTTTGCTGCCGCGAACGCTCCGATTAGGGCTGCGCCGAACGCTTCAACAATCGACTGATGATCAGCAAGAAAAGTTGCTACTTTTGCGACTAAATTAATCACTGTTGGAAGTCCTACCTCAATAACCCATTTCAACATCGGAAGAACGATGTTATTGTAAATCCATTCAAGAACATTTCCAATGGATTCCAGAATTGGTGCAAATGCACTTGTCAGATTACTGATAGATTCTAACAGCGGATAGAAATCTAAGTTTGCCGCCCACGTTGCCGTATCTGCGGCAATTCTCTCAATGAACTGCATAACCACCACAAGAGCATCTGCGATGTTCTGTATAATCTGCGTTCCGACATTGTTCTTATTCCACGCATCGGCAAAACCAGATGCAATATTCCCAATAGTTTTAAGCACGTTCTGAGCAATCCTTAGCATGGTTGTAAGCATTGTCGTACCTGTACCGTTTGTCCAGACTTCCATGAGACTCCTGCCTACACTCTTGGCAAGCTTCGCAATTCCCGACAAAGCAATGTTTGCTGCGTCAATGGTGTTCTTGCCCTCTTTTTTCCATGCGTCCTGAAAAGGCTTCCAAAGTTTTTTGAACAAATTTGCAAGTTTCTTTGCCGAATCACTAATTTTATCAAGAACTGTCTCGCCTTCTGCAACCTTTCCATAATCAACATTTTGTACAGCATCTTTCATCTGATCTACAAGTCCACCAGTCGCACTCGGCGTTTTTGACGATGAATCCGTACTTTTATCCGTTGAGTAATTATTTATTTCGTCAAGAGGACTAAGGTATCCTTTTGCCGCTTTAGTAGCTTTCTTGGTTGCGTCCGCTGTATCATTTGTAGCATCTGCCAGCTTTTCAGCATTATCGGCAGCTTCTCCGTATTGATCGGCTGTGTCGGCTATTGCATCCGTTCCGGCAAGGCCTGCGCCACTAGCACCTGTTTGACCTGATGACTTCTTTCCAGTAATCAATTCCGTAAATGACTTGAAGGCATTTGCCAGAGTTGCTAACTTACCGAGTAAGATATTGATAACTTTCAGAACAGGAGTAAAGAGGTTGATTAATCCCTGTCCGACTGTTGCCTTGAGAGATTGCAGCTGTAACTGCATCACTCGCACCTGGTTCGCCCAACTGTCAGATGTTCGGATGAAATCACCAGATGCGGCAGACAACTGTTTCTGTACAAAAGCCAGGCGCAGAGCTACTTTCTCCTGCTCGGTCATGGCAGATGTAGTCTTGCCATAGCCATTAGCCAGTGCGTACTGGTCAAGTGCCGACTGGGTCATTACCACGCCGAGGTCCTTGAGCGTTTCTGTTTCACCTGTAAAGACTGATTTCAGCTTAATATAAGCCAAGTCCTGACTGATGTTATAGAATGATGCTACATCGCCAGTCAGCTGTGTCAGAGCTGTTGACATGTCGTAAGCCTGCGCCTCTGAGAATCCGAACGACTTAGACATTGCTCCGAACGTTCCGACATACCGCTTTGCCATAGTCTCCGATAGTCCGGCAGAGGTCATAGCGTTTTTTGCAAATTCGTTTACCTTGTCCGACATGGTTGTGAACGTAACATCGACCACGTTCTGTACTTCTGTCAGATTGGAGCCAAGTTCTACACACTCTTTTCCAAACTGGGTCAATTTCCCAATTGCGAATGCTCCGCCAATCAGTATGCCTATTTTTTTTACTACACTGCCAAGTCCATTAAATGACTGTTTGATTGCTGACACGCCGTTCTGGACACCGGTTGTGTCCATCCTGGTATCAATAATGACTGAGCCATCAGCAGCCATGTGTCCACCTCCTAACTATTTGAGGTTCAACATCTCATTCAGCTTATCTTTATAAGCTTGCTCCTCGTCGCTGAGACGTGTTTTTATATCAATAATGTTCTTGTTTTCTTGATAGAATTTCTTTTCCCATTTATCGAGCTTTTCGTCCTTTGCTTTTTTTGAACGGATTCCAACAACCGTGTTGAACAGGCACTCGCCAGACTCCATAAAGTATCCGAAAAACGTCCACCAGTGCATATACGGAACGGACCTGATTTCTTTTCCGGCAACCTTGTTTACTGCCGGCACAATCATATCTCCGTCCTGTTCCCAGTCCATCAAACGTGGTTTAGGCTTATTTGGACTATCGTCAACTTGACCACAGTCAATAAACTCGCAAGCTTTTTGGCAAGCTTCTGTAAGATGTTCTGGGGGTATACTTTGCCAGTCCTCAAATAGAATCTGTAACATAACAATAGCTTTCGCTTGTTCGCCTAATTCTGGGTCGTTCATGGCAACCAGAATATCAATAATTACTCGAAAATCTGTCCTGATAGAAAAATCCACCCCACTGATATTTAGTGAGGTGGGCAACTCATAGGAGGTCATTTTGTATACTTCTCCGTGTACTTATTGACCGCTTCCTGCATTTTTTTCTTTCTTTTTTCAATTTCTGGTGTAAGTGCTTCATTGATTTTGCCCAGAACGATATAGGCGAACACCTGACCATTTCCAAAAACAGTTGTTGCGGTAATTGGTTCTTTAAATAAATCCTTAGATGCTTCGTATCCGAGCATATAATTGATTTTGTCCTCAATCTGCTTATTAATCTCTGCCATTTCTTTGCTGGAAGAAACATTTTTAACAGATTCCTGAGCCTGTTCAAAGAAAGTTTCCAATTCTTCCGCTCTTGCTGCAACATTGATGTCGGTCGGGTTCAGCTTAAAGGAAGAAAAGATTTCTCCCTGCTTGTTTGTGAATGTAAAAATAAGAAATCCATCATCAATGCTTGTATTAATTGTCTTTGCCATTTTCTACGCCCTCCTAAAAAAATTATTCGCTGTCAGCTGTGAATGAGCCGGAAGTAATATCAAATTTACCTTTGACACGTTCTCCAACGTAATTAACTGTGAACGGAATCTGATAACCAGATGTGTCACCACCGTAGGAGGTCGGCACAACGTAGCAATCCTGCTGATACGCTTCATACTTGCCTGCTGTGGCTTCTGTCCAGAGATGGACTTCAACTGCTTTTGTCTTGAGGTTATCGTCCTTGAGGCGTCCATCTACAATCTTCTGTAATGCTGTGAACAGATCAGATGTAGTGTCTGCATAGAACGGATCAGCATCAGAAGAAACTTCGTAGCCGTTATGTTTGAACGTGGATTCTCCGAGAATGTTTTTAGAGGTTTCAGTGTCCGGATTGAGTTCTACATTGTACTCTTCCAGATCCTTGCCAAGACGCTCATATTTCGGCGTCAGCCCTCCACAGAGGGAACCTGCGTCAATATAATGAGCCATGTATTTACGGTCAATTTTGCCTGTAACTGCCATAGAAATGTCCTTTCTGCCTATACTTTTAAAAGGCTGTGTAGGTTAGCGACTATCTCTGATTGATAGCCGGTTGTTACGTTATATTACTTCATAAGTGTTTTCGTAGCGCACTGACAATGGCAATAACCAGTCCTGCACACCACTCTCCTGTGGCTCTAAACCATAGGAGTTGTCACGAGTGATGCGTTTTATCACTCGCCCCTGTGAAAGCTCGGGAAACGCATTTAAACGTGTCTCAGAGCCGTTTATGATAACTGGTTCTCGACATATCCATTTACCGAGATTGTCCAGGAACTTCTGAACAGATAACTTCTGCCGTTCTTTGTCGGATGCTGTGCGATATACCACATAAAATGGGTACTGGCATACCTGATGCATTACTCCGCATATATCTTCCTTTTCCGAATAGATTAAAGCTCCGTTGTCTGCTGAGAAAGCGATTCCGGATTCTTTGCCGAGTTCTTCGAATTTGATTGTTTCATTTTCATACAGTCCCGGATACTGGTTCAGAAGCGCTTTCATGGCATCTGTCAAAATTTCATATCCGGTTGCATCTTTGCCAATTGGCTTATCTGCCATGTCTGCCACCTCCTGTCTGTGCTTTTACTTTGCGAATCCATGTGTCACCGTATTGTCGCTTTGCGGCATCGAACCAATGGGCTTGTGCCCGGGGGTGAGCCTGCCTGGTGTATTCAAGATTTTCCTTTGCGGCTGTCTGACCAGAGAACTGACTAACAAGGACTTTCTTGGCTCCACGTCTTGCATAGGGACTTCCAGTTGCTTCATCAACCATTCCTTTCCCCTCGTACAGAAAACGTCCATAAGGAGCCGCCGCCGCACACACTTTCCCAGTTCCTTGCAAGGATGTACTCTCAACTCTTGTTCGATTGATAAAGTCCCCTGTAATCATCGGCATAAACGGAACCATGCTGTCCATAACCATTCCATCAAGGAGATACTGGGCTTCTTGGTACTGTCTGGAGAACCTATTCATATTCAGTTTAATTTTCATATCTCCATCAACTACGGAGAATCCTTTGAAATGATGAATTTTACTCATATCACTTACCTAGAATCTCAAAATGCGGAATCAGCGTATACGGACCGCCAACACTGGTAATCTTAAACACATTATCCTTATTCTCATTCATGTACTGATAGAATCCATTTCTGTAATCACCATCAGTGACTGTTCCACCAGTCCACTCACCCTCCCAGAAAAACGATTCCTCTGAGAATGTAATAGTATCTTCCAGAGCATTGTTAATCTGTCTTTTCCACTCCTTAGATGGCACCCATGGGAGAATCTTACCATTCCTGTCAGCAATGGTTATATCACCGTTCTGGACAGTATAGCGTACGTGCAACTGTGCGTTGTCTGTTGCATCTGGTCCGTACTTCTTAAGGATTGCTCCTTTATCGGTAATAAGGTCGACACCAGATAAAACATGAGGATACCAGTACGCATCTCCTGTCGTGGCACTTTCGTAATAGTTGAAAAGTGTAATTTTAGATGAATACATGATACCCTCTCCTTAATTATTCTTTCTGCACTGTCTGCTTAATAACCTGATTCACACCAGTGGCTGACAGTCCATTAAACATACCGACTGCAACTGCCGTGATATAATCCGTTGCCGGGAAATCCGGGATAATTCCCATTCCGACAGCCCCAAGAATCCCACCAATAACCGCCATGATCGCCGGAATCCATTCATCAGAGATTCTTTTTGATGCTTTACAGCCCATTCCTACGATGTAGCAAATCATAACGATTGCTACGCATGAGCCTAATGTTGAAATATCCATTATTCAGATACCTCCCAATCATGCGATGCAACATTAAAAAACGTATACGCCACATTATCAGTCTCTCTGATATCCAGCACTTTACCGTCCTTACAATGCATTTTGATCGTATTGTCTTCCCATGCCCAATATCCGCTCCAAGATGGGAGCTTAATTTTTTTGCCATTTAAAAGCTGAAACCATGCTTCTCTAAAACTCATATCTATCACACTCCTGCATATAAAATTGGTATCCCATCATCCGTCCTTACCCCCATCAACAATGGTAAAGCTGTCTTAAAAAGTAAGTCGTTCGTTTTCTGTACGTCTCCAGCAGCGGCATACACTGCGCTCCATTCCTTTGCACTTGCCCCAATCTGTTGAGACGTTGCGTAAGAGATGGATTCACTGCCGGAACTTACAGATGTTACAATGCCTGTAGTGCTACCACCGGACCCGATTGTGGTTGATGCTCCACTAGCGGCGGCATTGGTAGCATTTTTTTCAGCAAGTTCAATCTGATACATTAGTTCAGCCAATGAGCAGACCGCCTTTTTGATACGCTTCTGAGAGCGTTCGTTTGTTGGCAGTCCATCCACCAGTCTGTCAAATGTCATTGTGTCCACAAAATCACTGGCTCTTTCTGCCAGTCGTGGAAAGTCGGCTTCTGGCACGACATTGCCGAGTGATTCTGTATAGAATTTATAATCTGCATAAGCCATGCCAGTCACCTCCTACGTTTATGATTTCGCTGTTACGCTTGTGTTTCCGGCATTCAGTGCTTTGTATGTTCCATCACACTCAACCACTGTGATCTTCTGTCCGGTTGTAGCCTTAATGTCAGCTTTTCCGTCCCATGTAGTCCAGTTTCTGAGATTCTGTCCATATCCAACAGTTGATACTTCTGCCGCAACTTTGTATTTATACACATTGTTGGCATTTTCTTTAGCTGGATTTACGGTAATTTTTGTATTTCCGGTTGCTGTTCCAGCCGCAGATGTTACTGTCAGAGTACCGAGGGTCGGTGTTTCGTCAATGGTAATTACTGCAATTGCATCAATGTACTCCGCAAAAAGAGTAAGTCCCATAACTGCGAACGCTTCGGACACTGCTGTGTGGTAGTTACCCTGAGTGTGGAATCCGATCAGGTTTGTTTCGCCAGATACGGTGTATACAAGACCTGCTCTTGCGAAATCAGATTCGTTCGGGTCAACATAGTAAAGCACGATGTTTTCAACAGGGGTAGCAATAACCTGTCCTCTCGGGATTTCACTGTCAGATAACAGGAAAATGGTATTGAATCCCATAAAGTCTTTCATGTACTGGAAGCCGAACTGGTTCTGAATAGTGATTTCAGCTGCTCCGAGGTATTCGTATACGTCCAGAATGTTCACAAATCCAACAACGCCAGTCACATTTCTGTGCATCTGTTTAAATTTATTTTCTACACGGCCTTTAGCCATTGCCAGAGCCATCTGGAATGTTGTTTCTGTGGAAGTAAGTGTACCGGTTTTCAGATAATCATAGAATCTGCCGGTAACGTCAGTTTGAAGCTGGAAAAGGAATTCATCATCAGTCATCTGAACAGCGTTCTCATAACCATGATCCTTGATTGCTTCGATAGATACAGCCTTTGCGTACTTTTCGATAGTCATTTCCGCATAGCTCTTTTCTTTTACAGTAAACTTGCTGTAAGGGATTTCCTCGCCCTCACCAACATTTCCGCTCTGTAAAGTACCCTCTGCGTACTTAGATTTCAGTACAGCACCCGGCTGTTTTTTGATTGGACGCATGATACCAAGAATCTCACGCAAGTGTTCCCAGTTTCTTTCAAATCTGGTGACGAAGTCAATCTCACGTGCTGTGACCTGAATATCATTACTCATAATAAGATTAGCTTTTGCTGCCATATAAAAAATCCTTTCTACCCATAATTGTTAAGGTATTGGGTTAGCGGCTATACTCTGGTGTATAGTCGGTGTAAAAAAATCACTGGAATAACTGGATGTTCTGGGCAATTGCAGCCTGTCTCTCGGACGGATCTTTGATTGCTTCGATATCCTTCTTTGTCATGTTTCCCGGTGTCTGCTGCTGTCCAACATGAGTAGTAAATCTTGCCTGATTCTGCTGAGCCTGCTGCTGAGATTCATCCACAAAAGCGGATGCGTCAGACTGTTTCATCTGCTCAATCAGATCATTCAGTCCAAGGATTTTACCGTCTTTCAGCTTCAATCCTGCTCCTTTGATGTCTGCCATAACAGACTTCTTTGCTGCTTCACTGGAAAACTTAACATCATCGAGTGCTGCTTTCAGAGCGTCTGAGAAATCTCTGTCGTAGATCTTCGCATTGAATTCCTTTTCTGCGTCCTCAGCCTTCTTCTTCCATCCAGCAAGCTCTGTCTGAATGTTCGCCGGGTCGATACCGTCAAAACTTTTTAAGGTTTCCTCTGCTGTCTCAGCACGTTCTTTCCAGTCATCACGTTCACCCTCGATTTTTGACAGAGTTTTCGCTACTTCTTTTGCGTTCTTGTAATGCTCAGAGAGTGCTTTCTTCACATCTGCCTGCTTGTCCTCCGGGATTTCAATTCCAAATGATTTAAGTGTGTCAATAAGTTTCTGCATAACATCCTCCTGGTCGTGTTTATTGACCTGCCGCCGCAGGTAAAATGGATTAAGCCAGTTAGACCACTGACAGGGTAACTGTGGCTATTGGATTCGAACCAATGAATGAGTGTTCCTCTCTCGGGGTCAAAGCCCGGTGCCTTACCGCTTGGCGAAGCCACATTGAAGTGCCTTTTTGGACTAAACATTAGTCTACAGGATAAGACATAACCTTTACAGCATCATGATGTTGTGATTCAGCCAAATCATAGACCGCCTGCAAGCAAACAGCATAATTTTAACCAAATCAAAGCGGAACTTCCAGAGTCGAACTGGAAAACTTGTATCTATAGATATTCGCTCTATAGCCGATAGGTTCCACATAACCCGGATTCCCGGGTTAGCAAGGTATTTAACGTGTTATGCCTACCACGAGTTGTTTCGGATATTTATTTCTTTTTTTAAGAAAAGTATGAATAACAAAAACCTTAATCAAGGAGGTATGCCATCTTGTGTGCCAGACGGCAAATACGCACGACAGGACTCGAACCTGTTTAACTTTCCATTAAAGCGTGCGCACCAGCTACTAAATTAAAGAAAGGAGGATTAAAACGAAAATGTTAAAACAACCGTTGTGCTTCCTGCTGCACAATTACATTATAACAGATTTATTTTAACTACCTCTCTACCACTTTTTGCGTTTTTAGAGCATATCCCGAAGTTTTTCCACGTATCTCTTGACAAGATCACGTTCTTCCCGGCACTCTGCATCCTTGGACATATCGCTCATTTCTGTTGTAAGTTCGTCCAGATGTTCTTCCAGAGCGGCAAGCATCTTCCTCTTGCAGTCTTCAGACTTGCCGGAACGATAGCTTTGCTTCTGCGTCATGTAGTCGTCATAAGCATCTCGTCCGTCAGAACGACTGTAATGCCCTCTGACATAATGTTCACCACGTCTGGCATAAGAACTGCCCCGGTCATAATCTGGCATCATTCTGCCATCATTTGCGCTGTATCTCCCCATGCTATCGCGCTTTCTTCCACGTTCGCTGTAATCGTCATTGTAGCCACCACGCATCTCATCAAGGACAGCGTTGTAATACTCCGCTTTCTTATCCCAGTACTGCGTGTTCTTTATATCTTTGTACATATCAATCAGCTTGTATGTCATTTCCAGATTTCCAGTGGTCAGTCCACTGTCTGCGATTTTTGCAAGCTCGTCTTCTATCCTTGCACATAAATCCTTGATATCTCTCATAACTGCACCTCCTACGCCTCTCTTGTTACAACAATGTTTGCGTTCGCAACAGAAATAGCCTGATCACTGGTATTCTCTATCGCGATATTAACGCAACATCCGCGTGGTACATCCACGTAAATTCCGGAAGACACATTATTATACTGATCTACTGCTGCCGGTGTGGAAATCATCTGAGAAGATAATACTGGTTCGCCAGAGATTGCAATAGCCAGAGAAATAGCTCCGACAGTACCGCCCGTTGGAATTGCGATATTACCAGAAAAGTCCACGAAGAATCTAGCTTTACACTGATTGGTTAAACCTCTCAGTGTAATGATTCCGCTTCCCTCTCTGTGCTGAATGCAGTTAGACCCTTTAACTGCTGTGTTTGAAAATACTACGTTTCCATTTGCTGCTACCGTCTGAGCAGCTACATTTGTAAATTCTGCCATAAAAATACTCCTTTCATATCACAAAAGGACAGGTCTCAGCCTGCCCCTCTGTGTAATACGGCATAAGCCGACATAATCATAAAGATTAAGATACTACTTTATTTTCTTTTCTCTTATACTCTGCAAAATAGTATTGTAATGGTCTTTTAAAAATTGATCGAATTGTTCTGGCGTATTGTCTTGTTTTCCGTATTCGGAATGAAATTGGTTGTGTATTTTCCTTAACATGGGGATACCTTCTTGACTATCATTAATTCTTTTTAATTCGTCTTTTAGAATATAAAAGTCATCTTGATTATCATAATCCGATAATTTTTCAAGTACAGGTATTCCTGTTTCCATGCTTGCCTTTTCAACCAATTTGTTAAACGAATACAAGTGGTGGACAGACAGCCTTTCAGCGTTCTTTCCCGTAATAGCGCACACATTCCCATAACTTTTCTTTATCTCTTTTTTCCATGGGTTAGACACATCTCTCAATGAATCCGTAACATTACACCTTCCGTCTTTGTAATTCCAATTTCTTTTGTTTCTATTATCAATAGCAGCGCATTTTGCACAACCAGATTCTTTTTTTAAAAAATAAAGAAATTTGATATTAACAAAGTGTCCTCTTTTACAAGTGCATCTGAAAGGAGTCATGTTGTCTTTGTATTCTTTTTCGTCAAGAATCGAATATCCTTTTTTTTGCAAGCTCTTTTTTACAAAATCAATATCATATTTTGTTTTTTTTATTTTCAAACTTTCGTTTCCGCATTTTGGACATCTGTCTTGCCCTGTACAGAATTTTGCATAGGATTTTTGAAAAATATTTCCACATCTGCACTGTATCGTTAATACTGATTGATTGTTCTTATATTCTCCGGAGATATATTTGCATCCACTGGAATTTATATTTTGTATGACATCATCAAGATTATTTCTAAATTTTCTCGAATTTCTTTCTCTTGAACAATCAATGCACATAATTTCCCGTTCACGCAATTTATTGAAATTTCTCTCAAATGTCTTTCCGCAACCGCATCTTATTCGTAAAGGAGTTGAATTATTAACATACTTCTCGGAAAGTACTTCACATTTTCCCTCGGTCTTGTTTTTAACAAACTCCTTTACGTATTCAATCGTCAATTTTTTTGGCATAAAAAGCACCTCCTATTATGCTTTATTATACCTTATTTTAAGACCAAACTCAATACTTTTTTATTGCGTGTTGCTATTTAATTAGCAATTTCCGCAATTACACCCATTACAGGTATACCCGTAAAGATTTGACGCAGGGAAAGACGGTACCGGCGTAGGTCTTATTGCGTCGATAATCTGGTTTGTCTGAGAAGCCATTGCAGTTGTAAGCAATGCACTCTGGCGATCCTGAGAAGCGGCGCGTCTGAGATCATTGTTTTCAGCCTGTAAGGAAGAAATCTTTTCATTGCAAAGATAGTCGAGAATGGCTCTTGTCCCAGCGTTCTGGCTATCAATGATATCTCTTGTGTTGCTGTTCATGGTGTTCTGCAATGCACAGGTATTCTGTGCCATATTGTAATTTACGCCCTGGATAGCTTCCCTGGTTTCACAACAGCAGTTCGCAAGCTGTGCCTGGAGCGCATTTGTGTTCTGCATATTGGCTACAGTATCGGCATTGATTGCCTGCTGGATTCCAAAACCAGTCTGCATGATATTGGTGTTGATTCCGTTAAATCCGGTAAGCATACCGTTATTCACTGCATAGAATCCGTCACAGAGACCGTTATTGATTCCGTCAAGCTTGCTGATCACTGCGGAATTGTCGAATCCTCTCTGAATATCTGCCTGAGTAGCTGCTGTGGCTGTATATCCACCGCCGTTTCCATTATTGCCCCAGCCGTTGTTTCCCCATCCGAAGAAAGCAAAAATGAATAAAACAATAATCCACCAGCTACCATCTCCACCAAACATGCCGTCATTATTTCTACCGTTTCCAGTAGCAGCGGCAATATCTGCTAAGCTATAATTACCATCCATAATATAATCTCCTTTTTTGTGTATTTACATCAATCTGGCCAGATTGTAATGTACTATTTCATTCCTTTCAACATGTGTTGGAATTGTCCTGCCATCTGCTGAACCTGATTAAGTTGCTGTTGGGAAATCTTCCCAGACTGTAACATCTTCTCAACTTCTGCTTTCGGGTCTCCCTTAAAATTCTGTTTAAACTGCATAAACTGTTGTATCATCTGCATTGGCCCATTTCCCTGTGGCATCCCACCACCGAGGGCATTGAATAATGGATTACTCATCTGCGTTTCCTCCCTTGACTGCTGATTCCTGCACGGTATTAGCCCTAACAGGTTCAGAAAAAGAATTTAATCGGTTTATGATAATTTCATATTTGCCCTTTAAATCGTCATATTCCTGTCTGGTGACATATTTGTCCATGTTCTGAACAGGCTGTTTAGGCGGCATCTGAGTGCCTACCTCGTGGTATTCAAACGTCCGTAATGGCTGTGGCATACCGGAAACGTCTGTGGATTTTATGTAGAACTTTTCACTTTCACTGTCCATCAATAAAACACTTGTTCCGGGTGCTACCAGATAGGATTTTGCACCGACTTCGCCAGATACCCACAGGATTCCATTATTATTCTGCTGGGGTTGCTGTACTGGTTGAGCTGGCATCTGGACAGGCTGTTGCTGGAACTGATTCATTTGCCCCGGAACGCCAAAACTATATTGATAAGGATTGTTATATAATGCCATCTCGTACACCTCCTATGACTTATTCTATGACTTATTCTATGACTTATTCTATGACTTTCTATAGCTATATTTTTGCATAAAAAAAGAACCGGAAACAGGTCGTTTCTGGCTCTAATTAGTGTCTAAAAAGTATCAGCACACTTTGATTATTTTATTATTTACCCGCCGGCTCAGCCGTTTCGCCGTGGATATACTCACATTCATCTGTTCAGCACAGTATTCAAGAGTGTATTCCTTACATCTCAGCCGGAACAATCTTTCTTCGTCCGGTGTGAAATTACACTCTATTAAGAATCTGTCTATATCTTTCTTAGTGAACACATATAACTTCATGAGCATACCCCTTACTAATGCTAACGTTGATTCTGCGCAAGATAATTTGTAAGCTTCTGTTTTGTTTTTTTTAATTCTTCTACATTATTCCCACTAATCTGACTATCCAACATGGTTGATAACACTTCCAGAATTAATGAATCTCGTTCTGCGATTCTCCGAAGACTCTCGTAATCTCGCTTATCATGTTCTTCCAGTGTCTCTACTCGCTTATTAAGCCGAAATGCCGGTGTAATCCACTTAAAAATTACGGCTGCCGCCCCTCCGACAATGGACACCCCTCCGCAGATAGAGAGGAAAATCTGTACAAATTCTGATATGCTCATTTAGCTACTCCTTTTCCCAGTAGTATACCGGGACTTCATTTCCGGAATCCCATGTATCATAATATTTACCATCTTGTACTGTCACCACATGGCCATCTATGCAGAGAATGTATGTGCCTGTCGGATGGTCTGCGCAAAAGTCGTTGACTGTATAGATATATCGTTCTGATTGTTCAATCAGTTTGCGTCTGTACCCATGTTTGTAGAGGTACGCTCCCCAAACGTAATTAGCTGATGGCATATCTGACAGAGCGCATGCCTGTATCATTAATCCGGCGAATACCGTTTCCCAGTCGAAGCCAGTTGCTTTGCATATTGCCCGGACAACGCAATCTCCGACTCGATTCCCAGCAGGATTCGGATTGTAATATTCCCATCTATTCATCAGTCAATCCCCTTTGCTGTTTTATATCGTTTTGCCGCTCCTCTGGCTTTTGCGGCGTTCTGACGATTCCATTTTGCTATCATGAGCCGGTCTTGCAGTTCCCTCAGGTCGTTCTGCTTGCAGTAATCTTTATATGCAGCATTTTGTTTTTGCAAAAGATAAGACTTCCGGTCAAGGTCTTGCTGTAATGCGAATTTCGCCTGTTCGTCCTTGCAGTTATCAACCGCCGCTTGCATTCCAAGGACTTCACGCTTTGTTTTGCGGATTCTTCGCTCATAAGTACGTTGCCGCTGTTCTTTTTCGTGCTGTTTTCCTTTGTCGGCTTTGTCCTGTGCTGATAGTTCTGCATAAGGATTAAATTCCCCGTCACTTGCCCCAAAGCTATGCCGACAGTTAACTCCTGACAGTCCGCTTGCCGTTCCATATCCAGTCAATGAGAACGGTGGAAATTTCTTGCTCTTGCCAGAACGAGAGTATATCTTGCCTTGCCACCATGCGTGATTTCCCGGATTCTCACCGCCGTCACCTGTTCTGGCTCCTATGTGCGCACTGACCAGAACTAAATCCCATTCCATTTCTTCCATGCGCTTTAAGGATATATCTCCCGTAGCCTGAGCCACACCAGTTCTGACAGAACGTGCTACTGCTGTTTCAATCGTGTCTTTTCTGCCGGATGGATATGTGACCGTAACACCATCACTCACAACGTTATTAACCGCCTCTTTGATGGCTTGCGTATATCCAACTGCCCCAGTCATTACATGGTTATATGCAAGGTCACATTGTTCGATATAGAGTCTCTGAGCGGCACTTGCAGTCGTTCTTGTGAAGTTCTTCCACTCGCCCATAGTCGCAAGCATATTTCGTTCCATGAGTCTTATCATAGCTGGCGACTGTTCGAGCGGTACAGGGCTTAATCCTGCCGCCTTGTATATCTTATCATCATAATCGAGAGCAGTGATTCCGGCATCTTCAAACGCTTCAAGAAGTTCCTGCTGTTCGCGTTTGGTGTATCTGGATAATTCTGCCAGAATGTCCTCTAGCAGTTCACCGGATTCCTGTAGTGCTCTGATTCTCCACGCATCGGCATTGGTCAGAATATAATCCTCACCTCTGCCAATTCTTGTCATCATTCTCGACACAATCTCAGAGATGATATACTGATGCAGTTCTTCTGCAATCTGTTCACTGCCCTCTGTTATCCGGCGTAAATATTCTGGGCTTAACATAATTACTCATCTCCAAACAGTTTCGGTTCGTCTGGCTGGGCTTCTTTAACCATTGCTTTAGCTTCTTCTAATGCTTTTACTGCTTCAGGTAATGTTTTATACGATCCAAAATAATATCTCTTCTTGTTTCTTCTAATTTGCACTCTATACACTCCCTTGCTATAATAAATTCCCTTGTATCCTGTTTTATTGTCTTTTCTTATCCTCTGATTCAAGCACTGAGTTTCGCTATCAGTCCAACGGCAATTATCTGGCTCATAATTCCCGTTTACATTTATTCTGTCGATAGACAATCCCTCTTTATATCCATTTTTTATAGCCCAGTCAAAGAATTTTTTCGGATCATTTAACCATTCCGTACAGATTCTTATCCCTCTTCCTCCGTACTTTTCATAATTCTTATTGTTCGGGTTGTTGCATCTCTGTTTCATTCCATCAAAAACTCTTCCAAGCTTTGTGCGAGAATACCCATGTGTTTTTACAACTGATTCTTTTTCATAATTATAGCATCCACAGCTTACAGTACTTCCATTTCTTAAATCTCCATGCCTAACGATTGTAATATTTCCACAATCGCATTTACATTTCCACCTCCGAATCATTTTACCTGTTTTACTATAAATTGGTTCGGCTTCTTCCGTAACCACAAGCTTTCCATATCTCTCGCCCTCAAGATGTAATCTTATCTGATTTTTCATATCATGTTCTCCTTTATACGTATATACTTATTTACGTATATTGTAACATTATTTATTCTTTACGTCTATACGTATTTATGGTATATTCATATTAAAGGAGGTGCCATAATGAGTAAAATTAAATTTACGACTACCATAGATGAAAATTTATTGGAACAAATTAAAATTCTTGCAATTAAAGAAAAGTGTTCCGTAGCATCTATTCTTGAAAAATTAATATCCGATTATTTAAAATCTAATTCAGAGGGAAAATAAATCCCTCTTTTTTTATTCATCATCAAATAATCCTTTTGCTTGTGTTTTTTCTGCTTCTCTTGTCATTGATACCGCCTCGTCTTTCGTCATTCCTTCAAACTTTACGAAATACATCCATGCCGGAACCTTGCCAGTAGTCACATACTGCCACCATCTTGCACGGTCGTTTTCACGCACATACAGAATGTCTCCGAAATCATAATTGACTTCATAAGCTCCGACAGGTGCAAGTCCGTACAGATCAGCGTAAACGTTCAATGCGTAAATAACTTCATCTAGGCAAGACTCCAACTTATCCCTTACATCCTTGATAAACTGCACTGTCCTCTGCTGTTCCGCTTCTACTCCTGTAGCCGTCTGAATGCCGCTAGATTCGTTGAAAACAAAGTACCCGTTGGAGAATCCAATCTTATATCCTAACTGGCTTAAAATGGCATTTATTCCGCTTATACGGGTATCTGTGTTGAGAATCGGATTGATTTCTTGATAAAATTCTTTCTCGTCCTGTCCGAATACATTCTTGACAAAGTGCGGTAAATTCATCTCATTACGTCTGTTCTCCATACCCTGTGGCGACATGGCTGCTACAGGTGTACCGCTTGGCATCAGCAATCTGTCATCTGCCAGAACTATCTTCTGCGAATCAAAAATTTCTCCGGCATTTCTGCTATATGCAATGTCAAGGTCTTTCAGCTCTTCGATAGCTTCTGCGAATATTGGAAGTCCAAGTGGTGTACTGATATCCACATTGTTCGCCTGTGGTGTCCGCAGCATTCCGTACAACGGTCCGTCCAGCTTCTCGCCGTTTGCCTTGAGTATCGGCGGTGTATCTGCCATGAGGTCAGCCCACTTTGTCTGTTTAAGGTCAATCTTGTCTCCGATTGACTGAGAGGATTTTGATACATAAGCTCTGTTGGAAACATAATACGGATAAGTTGTCGCTCCGTCCACTGTTGTCTCAACAAAACGATGATATTCAAGCCTTGTGTAGTATTTCCGTCCGACGGTATAAGAATCCTTAAATATAATCCCTTTGATTTCCTGATTGTCATAATCCACAATCATCACGTCTGCCGGAGTAAATACGTCAAGGCTCTCGCCGTTTGGCTTGATAAATACTGTTCCATAAGCACAGCCATATTCTACCCAGCGCCGGATCTGGAAATATACCTTGTCAATCTGTTCCTGAAGCCATGTTGCTCTTGCAGAACCGTCTATCTGAATGCCAATCGCCAGTGTTGCGAGTCTGGCTGTTTCTGAGCAGACAGATTTTGCAAAATTAATCGTCTTGATGTTATTCTTATCATCTAGCCATTCCGGTACTCCCCTGTAAATGTTCGCGCACCGGTTAATCAGCGATTCCATTTCTGGAAATTCTGCTGCCCGGATGTTAAAATCCTCTTCGGCTTGTTTTTTGAAAATCATGTTAAACCACCTTTTTAGTGTTGTTATAAGTCTCATTTAATCTACCTTTTAAAATCCATCCATCTTACAGAAGTATCTCGCGCAATAATGTCTTCATATTCTACAACTTTTAAGATTTCGTTAATGTCAGATGATCCATATATTTTTAAACCGATGCTTAAGAATTTATTTATTTTATCTGAAAAGTACCTATCTAACATTTTATGCACTGTACCCCCTTCTTCTCCACATCTCTTCAGTGGCGTATCTGCAAGCATCTATAAAGTGATTATCTTTGTCGGGATAACCGCTTATAATGTTTCCGTCCTTGTCTCTCTCGTATTCGTACTTCTTGAACTCTTTTAAGGCTTTTGGTGTTCTAGCAGGGTCAAACACTAATTTTCTTTTTTGCAACCACTTCATTGAGTATTCAACGCTGCCAGGTCCCTTGATTGCTCCTCTTGCTGGAAGTCCTGCGTCCCTGTAATCATTTACAGATTTATTCTCAGCACTGTCACAAGTGATCACATAGTCATCATAACCACGCTTCTTGATTTCGGCAGCAGTCCAGTCGTTTGACTTTTTGTTTTCGCCAATTTCATCGAGAAGATAAATTATCTCTCTTGCATGGTCATAATAGATCCGCACAAATGCATAAGGATCTGGGAACCATCCCCAGTCAACACCCTGATAGATTCTATCAAAGTGACTAATTTCTTCGTCTGTGATAGTTCTTTCCTCGATGTATTCAAAGATATTTCCACCATTTCCGTTGGCATGTCCTAAATACTCATTGTCGTAAGCATCTGGATTTACTTCTTTTAGATGTTCAGCATCTGCAAGAAATACGTCTCCAAGCCACTCCTGTTCAATCCCCAAATCAAGGTATGTGCTATGCACAACCATTACATTTTTATCTTTTTCTTCTGCTTCTGCTGTATATTCATTCGCCCAGTTGTTCTTGCTTCTAGGTGGGTTAAATGACTTGAATTTATATGCTTCGTTACCACCACGAATCGCAGACTGCTGAATATTTCGTATTTCTTCTGGACCGGCAAATTGATCAAGTTCCTCGAACCAGACAATGCCGATATAACCAAACTCCGGCTTGATGGACTTAATCTTTAACGGATCATCAGCGCCACGAAAGTATATCTTCTGCCCAGTAGGCTTATATGTAATCTCTATGGGAGATACTTTACAGGTAAATTCCTCATTTAGATCTAATTTATCAATCGCCCATTTCATCTGAGCGTAAACAGAATCTTTGATAGTATTTCCGACTTTTCGCAGAATCAGAGCGTGCATGTTCGAATTATTCTTCAGTAATTCCGGTATGATTAGAGATATAGTGGAGGACTTCATGGATCCACGCCCACCAGGAAGAATGTATTCGCTATGTTTCTTTGCTCGAATATCCCGAATCATTTTATGGAATACGTCCGGGACAATATTCAGGTCAATGTGGTATTCGCCTTGCAATCTGGCTTTTTCTTCTGCTTTCCGCTGTTCTTCTCTGGCTTCTTTTATCGCAAGCGTTTTCTCCAGATCATTCATAGATTTCAGCTGATCGGAGAAGTCTGGGGCGAACCCGAATGAATCAGTCAGCTCACCTCTTGCAATCATGGAGCGGCGTTGCTGAATTTCTGCCAGAGACATGATGTCAGCGCCTTTTTGCTTTTCGATGAGAGACTGCTTTTCGGCTATATATGCAGAAATGCCACTATTTGCAACTAATTTATGCGCGTTTCCTCTTGCATATTTTTCAGAGTATCCTGCTTTTCTAGCCGATTCCTCTGCGTTTCCACATATCATGTATTCATCTGCAAACGCTTTCTGTTTAGGCGTTAAGTCCATCTAATCACCTCTGTCTATCCTCATTTTCTGACCGCCTCCCATATTTCTTTTAAACACATGACCACATCATACTGGGATGCAGTTCGTAATATTTCATAATCACAATCTTTCCATTCACCACGTTTTGTTGGTCTAAACACTGGTGTTGATATGATCGTTACTGTAATTAATCGTTCCTGCTCATGGCTGTAGAATTGTGATGTTCCGATTTTTATAATTAATCCGGTGGATAATATAGATTTTTGGAGTTTGTGCTGTATTGATTTTAGATTTGCCATATCATCACCTCATAAATTCATAAATAAAAATCCCCTAGCATAGTTATAGTTATATATACTATAATACCACACTAGGGGTTATGTATCTCTACACCACTTTTAGTTTTTATCAACTTTATAATCTTCCGGTCAATTTTGCCAAGTGATAGTATTCTGCCATAGTCCTGCGCTTGTATCCGTAGAAATCATTTTCAGATACCGGCATCTCCCGGAATCGTTCCATAGTCCGGTATCCTATGCAGTTCACTATGCTGTCGTATATCTGCGTTTCTATACCTGGTGCATATTTGATTGATACTTGCAGAAGATTATATTTGTCATTCTCGTCAAGGTGTCTGAAATGACTTTGAAGCGCCGGTATATCATCCGGCGGCACTCCATAGTCGGTTAATGTAGCTTTTCTAAGATTCATTTATTCCACCTTCTTCATTCAAACTCCAGTCACATGGCATGCCTCGAAAACATTCTGGACAATGTTCGTAGAATCCGCAGCCTTTGCAATCCGCTGGCTGTCCAGTACAATATTGCTGTAGTACGTGGTATGCTGATATAGCAAGGTTTGGTGTTATGTCTGGTGTAGGTTTGCTATTCATTTCTTCATCTCCTCCAACTTCTTCTCAGCTTCTTCGCGAGTTAAAAATAAAAATTTGCCAAGACGATCATAATAATTTACAATCTGAATATATTGCAAACCAACTTCGGCTATATAATATTCTTTCCTGCTATCACATTCACATTTACAATCATAGATTTCGCATTTGTTATTTTCCTCACCGTATTCAGTGCATTCTGTCCACCTATAATTTACTTGATACAACACTTTGTTTAAATCATCTGGCAATCTCACAAGCAAGCCCTGTTCTTCTAAGTCCTCGTAGTCGGCAAGTTTTTCTAATGCCGTTTTTAATCTTTTTCTTCCTTCACTAAGCTGACAATCAAATGAGTTCGCACTATAATTGCAACTGTCCCCTTTTATCGCAACAATTTTATTATTGTTTAATCTGCGTGTTAATCTCTCCATCTACTTCACCTCTTTTAACTTCTCCACCGCCAGATTCGATGCATCTACAAACATCTGCAATCCGCTCAATAAACTCTCTTACTGTCATTTCTTTTGTCCCGAGGAGTTCTGATGCCTCATAGAAAGCAAAGTCTGATCTGACACTTGCCGCATAAGTTATATCATATTTATAAAATTTTAAAATGTCCGGAAAATATTGTGTTTGTAATGGCTCGCAATGGTCTTTTTTATACCAATGGAATTCCTGTTTCTCAGCTTCTTTGAGAAGCATTTCATTTTCTTCTTTTGTTCTAACCAGAACACATGTATTTGTTAAGTCAATCATGCTTTCACCTCTCCTTTCCGCTTGTTTTTGTCGCTTGTTTATTTTTATCGCTTATTTTCCGCGTCTTGACCGCATCTTTCATTATCACGTGTGCTCGCTTCCAATTTTTCTGGCAATTCTTTCAGTGGACACCATTCGGGTCTTCCTGCCAGTTTTTTGAATCCTTCATGGCTTACTTTAGAAATAGTTCTGATTGAATCATTTCTTGTTGCAAGGCATAAATTAAAATTGAAATCTGCCATATGAAATGGGCAAGCAAAACATCCTTTTGGTGTGTTCATGATTAATACTGATTTACTCATCTTCTCCTACCTCTTTTCTGCAAGAATGCTCCGTACTGTGCCGGACTGATAATACTTTTCTTTTCTCTGGTGGACAGTCCATATCCAAGCCTTCCGTTCTTTTGGTTTTCTTCTCTTGTAAACATAGTCGAAATGTCTTTTCCTTTACTCACTCGCTTCACTTCCTCTCAGCATCAGGCTCAAAGTATTATATCCCGGGCAAGTTCTGACTCCGTTCCTGGTATCTCTTAATAATGCACAATAAGGATATAATGCCATGACCTCATAGATGTGTTCTGTGGCATCTTCGCCACGCTGGTCGATGTATTTGAAGCACTTTCCCGGTCTAAGGAAGTACCTTGCGCATACATACGCTTTTGTTCCGAATCTTGCGCTTGCGCTACTCATTTGTGTTCCTCCATTCCTAAGTCAAATAATGTAATCTGTGATCTAAATTCTTCTAACCGTTTGCAAGCGTCATTGTAGTAATCCTCATTAATTTCATACCCGATATATTCAAGTCCGTATTCTTCATAGGCAATCAATGAACTTGCGCTCCCCACATGGGTATCAAGAATCTTCATTCCTTTCTGCAGATATTTCTGACAAATCCACCTGTATAGATTTACCGGCTTCTGCGTTGGATGAATTCTCTTTTCATTTAATTTCTTGTTTCCTTGTTGAATGGTTCCTTCGGCAATTGATTTTCCCTGAAACATTCCTCTCCACATGTATCTGAATATATCTACTCTTCTTGTTAGACTGTTAAACGCAATCTCTGCATCAGACTGGTCGGAACCATCATTGCATTTATCCCATATAATCATCCCTCCAGCCATTGGATAATCAAAATAATTTGCTCCCCATATAATTTGATTTTTAGAAACTCTGAACAATTGTTTAAAATATTCAGGTTCAGGAGGCGAATTGTCCCATCCAAAATTTTTATATCCTCCGTCTGGAACGTATATAGAACTTCCATTTTTCTGCTTTACATATTTACTTCGATTCTTTCCTCCATGCTCTTTTATTCCATATGGAGGGTCTACTATGGCAATATCAAAGTAATCGTCCGGAAATTCCGGTAAATATTTCATGCAGTCACCATGTATAAACTCTCTCATTTTACACTTCCTTGTAATAATTCTTTATTGTCGAAAATGTTTCCAATAACTTCAATTTCATCGCAACATAGTAAATATTCAAAATTCGATCCGTAATTTTCTTCACCATTGGTCGCTTTAAAATCTAATTCAGAGTTATCCCAAACTATCTGATAAATATGTTCTTTCCCATCATAAACAAACCAAACAACATCGCTCTCCCAGATCCTCTTACCGTTCTTGTCAGTCTCCCCCGTGAACTGGCAGAGGGTTTCTGGATCGACTTCAAGCCACCTAATTACAGGAGTACAAAAAACCTCAAATATATCATCAATGCCAATGGATATATCAATTCCAATGAATGTCTTGCCATTGCATTCCGCGTAACATCCCTCAACCCATTCTCCATTATCAATCCGCTTTCCCTTGAAAAGAATTTCTCTCATTCAACTCCACCACCTTTTACAATTTCGATTGCTAAAGCTATCGTCTGTTCTTTTTCAATGTATTTCAGCCTTTGCGTGCTGTCATTAGTTCCCAAACATAGTTTAAATGCTCTCTTCTTTTCTTCTTCTAACCGCTCCACAACCTTATCTACATCAAAAACTGTCGGCTGTTCGTCAATAACTGCACCTATTGCAAAATCCATATCCGAATTTCCAAGAGAGTCAATTATTTTGTCTGCATCAATTAAACGCATTTATTCATCCTCCCACATTCCCAACAACCGCATCCTCTCATACAGTACAGCGACGGTCTTGCGTCTGTATCCGTAAAAGTCCTTCGGATTCATCGGGATATATCTTTCTCTGCTGATTTTCCTGTAACTTTTCCGGTGCAAGATATTCTCAATAACCATATCTGCTATCACCGTGTTTTTCGGGCAAGCTGACAAGGCGGCACTGGAAAGCAGGTATCCGTACTCTGCCGGAAAGTCTTTCAGCATCGCATTCAGTTTTTCAATGTCTTCTGCCGGAATACCGTAGTCTTTCAGCTTTTTGTTCCTTGTCAGCATACCGTTCTCCTTTCTAATCGTCTGGGTGGTGCTTGTCGTACATGATCGCCACACATACAAGACCAGCCACTCCGAATATGGTTCCAAGGGTGAATCCTAATAAGAATGTAATCATACAACCACCTCACTGTCCTCTGGCATCTGATAATCAATATGTCCATTTACATAGGCTTCCTGAATCATATCCAGTACTTTCATGGCTTTTTCTTTTGTGGAGTATTTTCCTAAAATAAAATATCCTCCACTTCTCTGTGCATCCTGCCAACTCCAACATATAACATTCAATGAATCTGGGAGTTTTAGATTGACTACAATGTTTTCAAACTTTACCAGTGCTGTTTTATCCTGACTTCTGATTAACATTTTGTGTCCTCCTTACCCGCATACATTTTTAACTGCTTCATCTTTTTAATAAACAGTTTCATTTCATATCCTGTAAGACCAACACAAGTATTTCCAATTCCTTCATCATCTCCTAAATCTGGATCATATGACTGCAAAATATGTCCACCAGATTTTTTGTGTCCAATGTAGACTTTTTGCGTAAAATTATATTCCTTATCTTTTCTTTTATACACGCACCCATACTTGTCTTCTTCTTCTTTCACAAATCCAATTTCCGCTAATTTCTCATCTACTGTTTTAAATAATTTCATTTTGCGTCCTCCTAATATCTATCAAATTCAATTTTGCCGTCTGCGCAGAATCTGTAAGCATCTTCTCTGATTTTCTTAGCTTCACGCATGACAACTTCTTTCGCCTTTCTGACAGCTTCCTCAAAATCCTCTGTTCCAAGATTGTAGTTGTAAATACCCAATGTGTTACAGTTAAGGAACAGCGTATCTCCATAGCCAACGTATTTGTGAATAACGATTTTTAAAGAATTGTATTCCAAGGCGAAAATACTTCCGGTTTTAGGTTCTTCGTTATATTTTGCGTTACTTTTGAATTTCACTTTGCGTCCTCCTTTTTCAACATCGGAAATAGCCATCCGGTCTTTTCGTTCGATGCAATCCAATCGAATTTTAGCTCTGATAATTGATACTCTTTATTGCATCTTTCACAGGTGAATCCTTTCACTTTACTGTATTGTCCTATAATTCCACCGCATCCACATCTACAGTATTTATAATCCATTTTCATCCTCACTTTCCCCATGTAAGCAACTGGCACGCTATTGTGCAGTCCTCCATGATTTCTGTATTTATTTACGTATCAATTCACCATGCTAATCTTGATATGGCCTCGGTTTACCGAGGATTCGTTATTTCTTTCTGTATTTGCCTAAAATTTTCATTATCTTTTCTACGTAATCAGCCATCTCGAGAATATCTTCGTCATCCATCCGTTTCAGCCCATATTTGTTTTCAAACTGGTTAAGTTCAAACTCCATATCTTTTACCAGAACAAACTTTTCCGCAAGTTCATTTTCTTTTCTGGCATTTTCATCGTATTCGTAAAACTTTTCGCCTTTTCCATGTTCTTCATATATATCTGTTTCGATCTTGGTTCTTTTTGGAGTAATTCTTGTAATCTTAACCGGAATAATTTTTTTATGTCGGAACGTCGATAACCACCCGCAATTCACCGTTCTGGCAATTCCAACGGTATCTCCTACCTTTAAATCGTCTCTGCTGATTTCTTTTAACTTAATTTTCATTTCTCGTCCTACTTTCATTTAGCCAAATGCTACCTGCCCATTATTCTGCATTCCTTTTTATTTTTCCTGAAAAGCTTAATTCAATTCCCAGTTCTTCCTTGATAGCCTGCACATAATCAATCCATTCAGCCAAGCCCTGGTCGATATAGTCCGAAGCTTTGTCCATGCCTGTCATGAACTTCTGGCATCTTTTCTGACCGAATCCAAATTCATCATGCAGGACAGCTATCGCCATGATCACGCAGCATTCAGATACAAGCTGTTTGATCTTCTCAGATGCTTTGTCCAGGTCCTTTCTTGCCAGGGAAGTATGTATTCCTGTTACTCCCCTGAATCTGCATTCCTTTTCGAGGGCTTCAAGACCGCCCTCTCTGGTGATTCGTCTAGCAAGGTCAAGACCATCTTCTCTGCCGCGTTCATATTCACGCATTTTATTCATTTCTTCACCTTTCCGAACCCGTATCCTGTCGGAGCATAGGCTCTATCAGTACTCGGGTGTGCTGTTTTAAGCAACCCATCATCAATAAGCTGGTTCAAATGTCTCCAGATGGTGGCTCTGTTTGCATCTACCTTCTCACAAATCTCGCTGACCGATGGTGCGTATCCAACAAGTTTAAAGTAGCTTACTACATACATGTAGATTTCTTTTCTAAGAGTCTGTCCCTGCTCGTATCTATTCTTCGTGTTGTACATTCTTTCTCAACTCCCTTTGTTTGGAATCTAATAACTTATTAAAAGCAACTAGACAATTCTTGATAAACTGTTTATCATTATCATCAGGACACATTTCCGCATACTCTCCAAGCTCTATCAGACGATCAGTAGCCTGCTTGGAATATTCATCTGCAAGTTCGGCCGAATAGAAATCTTTTATAGCTTTCCAAAATTCAGTCATAAATTTTTGAATATACGGAATATCCTTTGCTTCTACTTTTATTTTTATCATCTCCTTTGAATATTGTATACAATATACTGTATACGCTCTATTTAATTTTATTTTATAAATATAATATATTTATATTATTTTAATATAAGTAACCTTTGTTAACCGTAAAGTAACCGTACTAATTCGTGTAAACCATTGATTTTACAGGTAGGTAACCGAGTAACCGAGTAACCCTGACTTTCTCATATAGGGAAACTTTTATACTCAATATGTGCATATAAATACTCAAATATATATATACAGAATCAAAGGTTACTTAGGTTACCCGGTTACCTTTTGAACGAATTGTTTGTTAATCAAACACAATATCGTCTGTAATCTCAAAATCATCATTACAATTAACAAATCCTTTTGGAATTTCATCTACAATTTTCAAAAACACACATTTGGTGACAATTCCGTCCAGTTTCTTCGCTTTGGTCGGATAACCTCTGCTGTCGGTTTCCACAAGTCCCTTCTTGACAGCCCATGACAAAAATGCTTTTCTGGAGAATCTTCCGATTTTGCATAAATCATCAAACGCTGCGCTATAGATTATTGCAGTTGACGTTTTTTCTACCGGATCATTGTCGATAATTCCCCATCTTTCTGTCTTGATATCTGGGTTATCATCAAATTTAATTCCGTTCATGGCAATCTTATCAAGCACGAACCAGTAAGCGCGTTCGTTTTCAGATACCATTTCTTTCTCTGTCAGAAGATTCTTAGCCGTCTCAATGTCAATGTACTGGCCATCATGAAACAGCTGATCTGTTGCGACTTTATCCGCTACCAGGATAATGCTCATTGATATGCTTTGCTTCTGCATCTTGTCATCGTCCTGTATAAGCCCCTGATAGTGCTTTTGCAGGGCTTTTATATCATCAATGGACATTTCCTTAACTACATTTACAAAATCGATTCCTGCGTACCCGTAGTTCTTTTTAAGGGTATCTGCGGTAAGCTGTGGATCATCAAATATCTTTTCGGAACACTCAACCTCAATAATTCGGTTAATTGCTCCACCTTGGCTGACATATCCTGCAAGTGGACGCTCACCATTGGTCAGAACGCAGTTCTGCCAGCGGTTCTCCCGGTTCACTCCCAGTTCCTTGTTGGAGCGGCTCTTTCCTTTTCCTGAGCATAAATCGTATACAATCCCTTCAAAGTTATCCCTAATCTTGGCAGATACCTTGGAAGTATCGTCCAGAATTAGCGGTAAGTTGTTGAGCATATCGGATTTTGCTTCCAGGGCCACATCGGTTGTTTTAAAGTCTCCTATGTACCTAGATTCACCTGGATTCGCCCAGACAGAAGCCCCCAACATAAGCGTTACAGTCTTACCGCCCTCGGTTTCGCCCCATAAGTCCACAAAGAATGGAAGAGCACCGACCAGTTTAATTAGAATGCTTGCAAAACTTGCAGCCAACATGATTTTTGGTTCGATTCTTCCAGTAGCACGAACCTTTTTTACATGTTCATACCACTCTACTCTGCTGCCACCTACACTGATACTTTCGTATAACTGACGAAATCTCATATCGCCATCAAATACGATATCCTTGTCGTAAGGCAGGAAATAATCTCGAATCCACCCGATTTTACTGGAAGAATATTGGATGTTGATATAATCATCATTGGCATTTTCCACGTCCGACAGATACCGGACCAGATACTTCGCATTTTCCGAAGTGACTGAAATTCCCAACGCTGACAGCCCTACGATTTTAGTCGCGGATGTAATCATTGTCTTTGGAACGATAATTTCAGACCATTTACCGTTTCGCTTATATGCAAGCTTAATCTGCTCTTCTCCAGTCTCCAGATTCTTCATTCGTTCGATTGGAAGAATAGGGTGATAACAAGCTATAATATCCGGTGATCCTGGATTTGTATTTGAAATCCTGATTCCCTCATCATCTGCCATCCAGTTAAGACATTTCATGCGGTCATATTCGCAATCAGAGAAATTTGTCCATTGATTTAATGCGGATACAGGTTTCTCTTGCTTTTCTTTCTCAAGGATCTGCTTATGTACTTTTGTGTAGACTTTTAACAGATCCTCAAATTTCTTCTTTACTCCAAGCTCTTTCGCTCTGTCCAGAAGAGTCAATGTCAAACGTGCCTTGTAAATTTCATCTTCTTGCTTGAATATCTCATTAAACACTTCTTCTTCCAGAATTGATTCTGATGTGAGCTTGTTAATCTGTTCCATTTTCTTTAATCACCTTCTTCCAATCCTGTTATGAATCCATGCTTATATAATGCAAGCTGTAATTTGTTCCATGCTTCACACCAGCCATCTGATAATGGCTTTACTCTGCCAAGAATAGACCTGTAAAAGTCAATATCGGACAAACATTCCTGCAATTCTTCATTTTTCTTCCGCTCTGCCTTCTCTCTCATTTCTTTTTGCTTCTGAGCGTGATATATTGCCATTCTGGACGAAAAATCAGGTTTATGGTATGTTCCACCAAGAATCTGAAAGGCTGTCTTAAAATCGCAATTATCCATGCTCTGAACGAATGTAAATATGTCTCCTGTCGCGCCACATCCGAAGCAATAATAGCTGTCTTTGTAAATTTTCATTGAAGCAGTACGGTCACCGGAATGAAATGGGCAGCTGATAAAGCCAGCTCTGTTCGGAATCATTCCGTATCTGGAAAGAACATCTCTCATACTGTTCTGCTGTTTAATTGTTTCTTTGTCCATCCGACAGAATCTCCATTATTCGTTTTCCAGTATTTTTCTTGTCACAAAATAGGAATTCAACGCCATATTTTCTCTGCATTGTGCATAGAATTTTATACAACGTATCGCCGTGCATAACTTTCTGTTCTTGTTCAATCCAGATACCATTTTTATTAACCCGCTTCTTCGCCCTGGGATTCTCCCACCAGAGAACATCGTCCAGCTTTTCGATTCCTTTCCCGTGTTCGCATAAGAAGACAAGTTTTATTCCTGCTTCGTTTGCCCGGATAATCTCAGCGCGGAATCTTTCGTGCTGCTGGCACACATTTCC